TTCTAATTCAATAATATTATTAACTTCAATTATTCCATTAATATTATTATTGCTAATATTTAAATATTTAATATTACTATAATTACTAATATAATCTGGAAATTTATCAATGTTATTATTAGATAAATCTAACATTTCTATTTTATTTAATAAAGTTTTAATATTTTCATCATTAAAAATAGAATATAATTTAGTATTATCAAGTTTCATATTAGATAAATCTAAATAAAAATATTCTTCTTGATTACATTCATAAATTCTATAATCAATAATTTCTTTATTATAATATTCATTATATAAATTTTCAATAATTTTATTTTCAAAATATTTAATATTTTCCTTTTTAATATTATGTATATTTTTTAAATCTTGTTTTTTAAAGATAATTGTTTTCATTTTAAATTATTATATTGTATAATCTTTAATATTATTATATATGTCATCTTTTTTTCTATTTTTAGGTTTTCCATTTTTATGCATTCCAGAAATAATAGGTATATCTAATTTTATAGCTATTTCTTGAATTTTTTCTAATGAATGTGTTTTTTTAATTGAAGAAATTAATTGAAGCTTATCATCATTTGTTAAATTACATGTTTTATTAAAAATTTCGGTTTCATTATTTTCTTGTGTATCATCTTCACAAATAAATATAGTATCCAAAATTTTATATTTTTGTTCTTTTTGTTCCATTTCAGAAATTTCTAATTTATAATCATCATATGTTTGTAAATCAATACATTCAATTTTATCATCTTCTTTAACATTATAATTATTATTAATTTCTTTAATTATTTGATTATTATTATCAAAATATTTATTATTTATATTATACAGTGGAAAATATTCATCATCAATCTTTATAATAATTATATATTTTTCGTAATGATTTGAATAAATTTTCACTCCATCATTTATGATTATCAAATTATAATTATAACTATTAAATAATGTATTAATATTTTCATAATTAAAATTTTTATAATCTAAAGTTTTATAAATTTCTTTAATTTTGTAAAGTTTTTCATAATTATTTTTATTAATATAATTATCATTATCAATTAATAATAAACAGTTAATACATTGATTAAAATATTCTTCATTGTAAATAGGACTAATTAATACCATATCATTAAAAGATATATTTACATTATTTTTATTTATGAATAAATTTAATTCACTAAAATTATAATTAAATATTTCATTATTTTTAAATTTAGATAAATTTTTCTTTATATCTTTATCAGGATTATGTTTATTATCATCTTTGTAACAATTTAACGAGTATTCTACTAAATTATGTAATTGGATAGACATTTTTATTTATATGTATAATAATAATTAATTATCAATTTTTATATATGTGGGTTTTTTTATAATATTTTTTATTATATTAATAATATATGAATATATATAATATTAATGAGGTAAATGAAGAAAAAGATATTTGTATTAAAAATAAAATTTATGATGATGAATTAAAATTGAACCTTAAAGATAGAATTGAAAAAATTAAAAATATAGAATGTTTGGCAACAATTTTTAATATTATTAATGAAAACCAACAAGGTTATATAGAAAATGCATATGGTATTTTTATGTATATTCACGAATTAAGTGATGAAACATATGATAAATTAGAAATGTATTTAGATGATTTATATTACAAAAATAAATTAAAACAATCATTACATTAATTATTATCATTAATAATATTATCAACTTCTTCTAAATCATTAATACTGATATTTTCTTCACCATAATATAAATTATTTATGCTAATATCTTCCGATATTAATTCTTCTTGATGTTTAGATTTTTTCATTAGTATTAAATTATCCACTCTTCTTTTTTTATTTTTTTCTTTTTTAAGTTTTTTTATTTTTTCATTGTGTAGTTTTTCTTTTAATAAACTTTTTTCATATTTAACTCTATCTTTTTTTTCTTGTTCCGTTTCAATATAATTATAATAACCATAAAATTTTTGGTGTAATAACACAATTTTATTATAATGTTTAATGTTAAATTTAACTCTTTTATGATTTATATATGGTAATTTTTCTTCCCTATTCGTTGATGGTTCTGGTGGAACACACATTAAATATATATTCACTGAATTGTTTGTTTTATTAATAACTACATTTTTAGAATAAAAATGTAATGTTTTATTAACAATATGAAGTAATTTAATATCGTCATCATTTGTATCATTTATTTCAATATATCCTTCAACATCTGGAATATTAAAATATTTTTTATAATCAGTGTAATTTTCATTTTCTAAATTAATAATTACAGGTTCTCCAATTATTATTGGTTCAAGTAGTAATGACATTTATATAATAATATATAATTTTCAATTTAAATAAAAATTGAAAAAAATTAATAAATAATTTGTATAATAATATATAATTTTCAATTTAAATAAAAATTGAAAAAAATTAATAAATAATTTATATAATAATGTTAAATTTTTCGTTCAAAGAGTTAGATAAATTAAATGAACAAATAAATAAAACAGATGATATTAAAATAAAAAATGAATTAATAGATATTTTAATAAGAAAAATAAATTATTTAAATTATGAAGTTAAAAAGTTTAAAACAGATATAAATAATGAATATATAAAAAAATGTAAGCATATTATGGAGTATGAACCACAGGATTATGATAGGTCATTATCAGTATGTAAAAAATGTGGATATATTGAATGTTAAAAATTTTAATATTATATAATTATAATTATATGGATTTAAATAAATCTCAAATATATGTTAATGGACCTATAAACTTTTTTAGATTAAAAAATAATAATAATAAAGATATTTATTTATTTTCGGATATTCATAAAAATTTAAATAATCAAACTGAATGTGATGAAATTAATAGTATTAATATTGATAAATTTTTTTTAAACTTTTTTAAAAATAATAAAAAACAAGTTGATTTTATGCTTGAAACATATAAAGATTATCAAAATAATTGTGAAAGCCAAATTTATTTAGTTAAATTAAGAAAAATGTTTAATTCTTTTTATAAGAAAAATCCCTATTATGAAAATTTAAGAATTCATTATTTAGATATTAGAAATTATAAATATTTAGAACAAATACATCAAAATTCTTATTACTTAATTGATTATCTTAAAAGTAATAATATTTATAAATTTAAAACAATTAATGAAAAATTAGATACAATAAAGTTTTATCTCAATAAAATTATGGATTATTATGTAAATAATTTAGATAAAAGTTATAATACTGATAAAGAAAATATTTTTGAAAATTTATTAGATAAGATTATGAATAAATATAATAATATTGATAATAAACAAAAAATTAATAAATTTTTAGAAACTAACTTTTATAAAAAAATAAAATATACAAATGAACTAATTACTAATTTAAAGACTAAAATAAATGAATATTCAATAAATATTGAAAATAGTAATAAAAAAGATAAATATGTTGTTTGTAATAAAAATAAAAAAGATTATGAAAAATATATTTATGAATACTCATTTTATAACACAAAAGAATATTACGATATTAAATATGAAATAAATAATAAATGTAGTGAAATTAAAGAACAAGTTGATATTATTAAATTAACTATTATGGATTGTTATTTTTTAAGAAGATTTTTAGATAAAGATTACATAACAAATAATATTGTTTATACCGGTTTTATTCACACAATTGAATATTTATATTTATTAGTAAAACATTATGATTTTAAAATTATTGAAATGGATGATAAGAATTCTTATACTATTAAAGAATTAAATAATATTATAAAAAATAATAATTCAATTTATGATGTTATTAATATTCTTTTATCCAAACAATCATTCAAACAATGTATCAAGATAAATAAGTTATTTAATTAAATATCTTCAATATTTATATTTAAAGTTGAACTATAATAACCATTACTAATTACTTTCAAAATAATATAACTTTTTTTATCATTATTTAAATTAATTTCATATAATTTATATTCTAAATAATTATCATTTACAGTTTTATCATCCACAATATCACCTATTTTACACGTAATTGTTTTTTCCCATATCAAATCAATGTTATTAATTTTTATATTTTCACCCATCTTAAAATTATTCAATGGTATAAAATCACATTCATCAATACAATAACCAAGTTCCTTAAGTCTTGAAATAGATACATTATCGGGAATATTTGAAAAATAAGCTTCTTCACAACAATCAGTTATTATTGATAAAATAAGTTCTTTTTCATTATTTTTAAATTTTATTAAACATTCATTAAATTCTAAATTATTTACTTCAAAATTCATTTTACTTAATACGTGTTTTTTAGTTTCTTAATTCTTTTAACTATAATATCTTTAAATCTTTTTTTTTTCAATTTTTTTTAGTAATTATAGATAATAAAAATTGAAAAAAATTTGTTTTATTGCAATATAAAAAAAATGGAACTAATAATAATTGTTGGATTACCTTGTAGTGGGAAAACTACAAAAACAAAAGATTATCAAGATAATTTTATAATATTTGATGATTTTTTAGATAATTATTATAATTTTGAATTAAAAAATAATTTTAAAAATAATAAAAAAATATGTATAAATGATCCAAGATTATGTAATATAAAAACATTTAAATTAATTATGAATGATATTTTTGAGTATGGTAATTATGAAAATATTCAAGTATTATTATTTAAAAATGAATATGAAAAATGTTTAAATAATTCAATAAATAGAAACAAAGATTTAATTTTACAAAATAGAATTAATAACACAATAAAAAATTTATCAAAAATATATAATTTGGATGAATTTATTAATTATTTAAATACAATTAATAATATATCTTATGAAATATTAAATGTATTCAATTAAATATATAAAGAATATTATATGGATAAAGATATTTTATATCTAAATGGACCAGTAAATTTTTTTAAATTAAAAAATGGCGATAAAGAAGTTTATTTATTTGGTGACTATCATAAAAATATTGAAAATCAAGGAGAATGTGATGAATTAGAAAGTTTTAATTTTGATAAATATCTAAAATACTTTTTTAAACATAATACAAAAAATATTGATTTTATGCTTGAAACACCTATGAAACCAAATGAATATTATGATAAAAACTATAATGATATATATTTAGATAAAATAAGAAAAGTATTTCAAGAATTATATAATAAAAATCCTTATTATAAGTATTTAAAAGTTCATTATATCGATATTCGATTTTTTAATAATATTAATGAACCCTTTTTATATGTTAGAAATATACAAGGTTATATAAATAACAAAGGATTATATGATTTTCAATATATAATAAATACATTAGAAATTATTAATAAATTATTAAATGAACAAATTAATATAATTGATAAATATTATAAAGATGAAAAAAGTAATGTAGATAAAGAAAATATAGTAGATGTTTTATTTAATAAAATAATTACAAAATATAATAATAAAGAAAATAAAATTAAAATAAATAAATTTTTTAAAGTAATGTGTTATGAGAGAATGAAATTTTTAATAGATGAAATTACAAAATTTATTACTGATTGTAATAAATATCAAAAAATATTTGATGACAATAAAGATAAGTTAGATAAAAAACATATGAATAGTAATAAAGAACTTTATAAACAATATTTATTATTTGAAGATTTTTATGATACGGATAAATATAATAAAATTAAAGATGATGTTTTAATTACTGGTGAGAAAATAGAAATACAAATTCTGAATATTGGTGTTTATATAATGGATAGTTATTTTTTAAGAAGATTATTAGATAAAGATTATATTAAAAATTCAATAGTATATACTGGAAATATACATAATACAGATTATTTACATTTTCTTGTTAAAAATTATGATTATAAAATTGTGGAATATGGAACAATAAATGATATATCATCAAATGAATTAGAGAAACTTATTAAAAAAACGGATAGTTGGATGGATATATATAAATATGTTGATAGTAATAAACAATGTATCAAGATAAATAAGTTATTTA